GATAAGACCTTTGCCTAGTTGTTTTTTACGCACAGCCGCATCAGGGCTGGTGCGTATCCTTCTGACTTCTATGTTGGTTCCTACGTCTGGCAGGTCTTTGTATTCTTTGTGTTTGCCTTGAGGCCAAACGTGACCGCTCCAGTATTGGTTGGTCACTTTCGCTACTGCTAGTTCGCACACGGTGGCTGCTACTTGTGCTGTGCGGTTATCTTCCATACGGAAAGCATCGTAGTGTTTAGCGTCCGGCTTGCCCCAATTCTCTGCGTAACGTCGTATACCTACGGCGTTAGCCCATTCGTATTCCCAAGGTTCTAAATCAATTCTTACTGTCATTGTTATCTACCTTAACTGCTGCTATTCGGACGACTTGTTTGTCGTCCTCCCAAGCAACCTCGTTTAACGCATCCATTGTCAACTTGACATAATTGTCTAAATCCCCTCGTAAACTTTTAGCATCGTGGGGTGACTCTAAAACAGTTAGCACTGTTTCAGTGGGGGAATATCGTAAAGATATTTCCACAGGGCAGTCCAACGTTTTACCTACTTGTTCTTCCCATGCTTGTTTCACATAATCTTCTGCTTCCATCGTTGTCTTGGGGGTAAACCCGTGTCCTTTTTTTGTCCAACGGGGTCGTGCTTTTACTTTTGGTCTTTGGTTTATTATCACTGTGTATGCTTTAAGTTCGCTCATTTAACGTACCTCGCTACCACAAAAATGAAAAAAACAAATGTTAATGTCCACGCTAAGATGACTGTCATTCTCTTATTCCTCTCACCGAATGTTGTGCCTTAACGACAGTCTCCCATAAACGTTTACGCCCGTCAGGTCGGTTAGCAAACTTTCCACCCCAGTCTCTGTCAGCAGATTCCAGTTCCGTCATTATGTCAGCAGAACCAAACCCTTGTTCGTGCATGGCACAGGCTAAAGAAAACAGTGTTCCTGACCTGTCTCCGTTAGGGTTCTTGCTGGTGATACGTGGACCGTTGCGTCTTATCGCTCCGGCTAATCCACGCATTCCAGACGTGGATAGGAACGGGTTGACTTTAGGTATCGGTAACGGTTTAGGTTTGACATACAACCCTAGGACTGGTTCCCAGTCTTCGGGCGTGACTCTTGTTTCGTATGCCATGCGGCAAAACTCTTCACAAGATAAGTCTTCCCCACCTTCAGGATCAAGGACTACGTTGCGGCCTACCCTTGCAGGTATTGTACCGTTCGCATCTATTTTAGATGGGTATGGTAGCCGTACACCGTTGCCCCAGCCTTTACCGCTAAGCACTGTTTGTTTTGGATTCACTTCTTTGATAGGTGCGTCCACTATTTTACAGGCAGCAATTAAACCATTGCGTACATCTACGGCAGGTCGCGCTTCTGTGAAGAACACCCAAAGGTGATACCCTTTTGAGCGTGACCGTTCAACCCATGAAGGTACGTCTAATTGCCATAGCAAAGTCTGTACGTTGGTAGCGTGAATAAGAGACTCTTCCTCTCCTTCGTCCCAATCTACACAACCCCAGTAGACAACGTATCGGTCTTCTTCCTTCTTCAACGGGTACACACCAATGGGAGTTTTGTAACTCCCAAAGTGCGTAAGTACTGCGTTGTAGAACTCTTCCCCTGTCGCTTCCTTCGGTTCTTTTGTTTCTGATTCCCACGGTCTAAACCCCTTACTGTCGTCGTAGTTATCTATGGCTATCCGGCCACCTTTAAACAATTCTGCGAATCGTTCTACGGTGCTATCCATTGGGATGCTCACCTCCGTCTGGTATTAGTTCATCCCAATAAGGGTGAATGTGTCCACACTGAGGGTCCAAATAGTATGCGTAGTCTCCTAAACGGGCGGTGCGTTTGTTTTTGCACAGGTTCATTTGGATACTGTTCTCATGGTATCTGGTTTCCCAATCGGTGAGATCCGCTGCATCTTTCTTGCGGTACACTTCCAGCACGAAGATTGCTTCTTGTTCTCCTCCGTATCGTCCAGCGTGGATACCGGCGGCTTGGCCTCGGTTCCCTGCTGATCTTCCGGCTTGGTGAACTAAAGCAATCGGCACACGTTGAGTTTTTGCCCAACGTTTAACTGCTTGCGCTTTGGCTGTGACCCCTGATGCGTCGGCTTCTCCGCCGGGCAATAATTCTAGGTAGTCAATCATGCAGAACGACGGGTTTTTACCCCACCATGCTCTTGCTTCATCCATTGCCGCTGTCATGGATTCCAGAGTCATAGATTCGTCAATGATTGCCACACGAGATAACTCTTGTGTGGCTGCTCGCTCAAGATCAGACAGTGTGTCTTTATCTCCAGCCTTGATTGCTTCTTCTACTTCCGACGATGATCTGCCTTGTAAGAGGCAGAACAATTTCATCACCACTAGTTCTCTAGGTTCGTCCATTGAAAATATGACAACGTGGGCTTCGGGGTCGTTCACTAGGTTGGTCACAATACTGTTTAACAGTACTTGTGATTTACCTGTGTGACTCCGGCCTACCACCAGCAACACTTCTCCACGGCCTATGCCACGGGTCGCTATGTCTATTTCGGAAAATCCTAGGTACCAGCGTTCTGATGGGTTGCGTATAAAACCTATAAGGTTCTCTACGACTGCTGATGTTAACGCAAAACGAAGAGGCTTCTTACTTCCAGAGTCCTCTGAGACGGCCACAGAGCCGTTCTCAGACGTTTCCAGAGGTTCAGAAGGGTTACCCCCCGTCGCAGCCGCTTCTTGGGCGGCTGCGAGTCGGGAGGCTACTTCGTCCTGCGAGTGCAGGACTACATCCATCAGGTTCTAACCTCTTTGGCTATTACCTTCAAGTCTGTAGCAGTTTTACCCGTGAAAGGACAAACAAACCAGTCAGGAATAAGTGGAGTGCCGTCTTTCTTAGATAACCAAACACCCTTGCCATCTGCTTTACGCTTATAGTCAGGACCATTGGCATTCACTTCCTTGTCAGGATTTAATTTGTCCTGCCAATTTGGTGGCCACCACATAGTTTGGTTGTCCATCAGGTCACGCCAGATCTCTTGTAAAGATCCTCCTTTTGAGGAGTTGGCGTTACTGTAGGATTTATTCCCCGTCGCTTGTTGGGCCACGGGAGCATCCGGTGTACTTGACCGAACACTTTTTTCTAAGAGTCTCACACCCTGTTCTGTAAGTTCATAACCTACACCTAGTGCTTCGTAGTTGGCGATCTCTAAAGTGGTTCCCCACTTAGCGATCTCCGCTGCTACATCCTCCTGCGATGCCGTAGCATCTATGGTTATAGAAACGCTGCATGACGCTTCGGCAGGTTCATAATCACCCGTTTGGATGACCTGCCTACGAAACACAGTGAAACTGTTGTTGCTTTCTTCTGTCATTCCCTATTCTCCTATCTTTTGTTGTTAAAAGGGATCTGGTCCAGCATATTGCCCTCGGCAAGTTTTCCATGCGCCACACCATTTGGGGGAGCAATGCCAACCTGTCATATTGAGGGGCCATACTGAGAGATTTGCTTCAATAAGGGTTCCAGCAGAATGGGCGAGAGCAACCAGACTATCCCATTCCGCCGGTCCAAACTCCACCTGTGTGCGATGGACCACACCCTTAACTAAATGCACGAACTCAAAAGGTAACGGTCCGAAACCATGCACCTTGTCAACCGCATACGAATACGCTGCTGCTTGCACAGACCAGCGTTTCAATTCCCATGCGTTAGATGGTTTACGACCCGGATTTTTCCAATCCACAATCGGATTGGGAAACTCTTGAACGCAGTCAATAGTTCCCTGCAACCAGATTTCAGTACCTTCATCGGTCTGCGTTAAAGGAACTTCAAACCATTCCTCAACAGCGATTGGTTTCATGTCGGGTCTTACTTCTTCCCACCACACGTTCGTGTTCTTCTGAATGATTTCTTCACATTCAGACTTGTCGTGGTTCCAGCGAACTATCTCATCGTGGCTGTCATTCCACCATTTCATAGACGCTTCCACAGTGTCGGCTTGCGACAACGGTTCTCCTGTCATCATCACTTCGTTGAGACATTGCTCTATTCCATAATGGACAGATGTCCCAATCATCGTTGACGTTGACTCAGTGTTCTCAGCGATGCCTAACATGTCTTGTCTGGCTCGCTCAGGACACATGGCTAGAGAACCTAGCCATGATTGGCGGAGTACGATCCGCCCGTCATCAGTTATCATCTTCATCTCCTTCCCAGAGATAGTTTTTTGTTTGCTCTATGCGAGATCTGAGCGCTCTCAGTTTCTCGTTTAGATCTTCGGCGATGTCACCATCGTTGTTAATCCCACACAAGCCCAGATTCATTCCTAGCCCCATGTGTCTAACAATGTCGTGTGTTTCTTCATCCAAACCTTCTTCTTTCAACCAGCCG